TTTAAATTTAATTTACCTCCATATGACACTATAGGTTTTTTTGATGAAGGTGGTCCAGCTGATCAGGGCAAAAGAGTCAAAATTGAATTTGATAAAGATGGAAATGAAATTTTAAAACCTATACCTGCAGGTAAAGAAGGTAAGGGTTTAAAAAAACTACCAAAACCTGTTAGAAATAAAATGGGTTACATGTCAGGTGGTGGTGTTGCTAATGGTTATGGTAGAGCCGTCATGCCTGGTAGAGGTGGTAAAGATCCAAAATCAATAAAAGTTACTTAAATGGGTAGCAGGATTTCTAAATCAGAATTAGCTATACAAAGAGCTAAAAAGTATCTTCGTAGTCAAGGCATTATGAATAAAAAAGACGAGGATAAAATGTCTGATAAAATTAGAAAAAAAATGGAAGAGATACTCAAATTAGATATAGGTGGTTCGGTGTCAAGAGGTGGTAGGGCTGCAATAAGAGGTATTAAATTTACAGGTGTTAAGTAATGGCAACATCAGGAACAACTGCATTTGATTTAGATATTGATGACATCATACAAGAAGCTTATGAGCGATGTGGTGTTCGCACAAACTCTGGCTACGATTTAAAATCAGCAAGAAGAAGTTTAAACATACTGTTTTCTGAATGGGGAAACAGAGGTGTTCATTTATGGAAAGTTGAGTTGAAAGCACAAGTTCTTTCGGCAGGAACAGCTACTTATGATGCTCCTGCAGATGCAAACGATATTTTAGAAGCTTACATTTCTACAACAACAACACAAACCACAGCAACAAATGATGTATCATTAACAAAAATAAGTAGAAGTGAATATGCTGCTTTACCAAATAAAGGAGCTCAAGGTCAACCAAGTCAATATTATGTTGACAGACAAACTACTCCAAAAATAACTTTATATCAAACACCTGACGCTTCTACTTATACATGTGTAAAATATTATTATTTAAAAAGAATAGAAGATGCAGGTAACTATACAAATGAAGCAGACGTGGTATTTCGATTTATACCTTGCATGGTTGCAGGTCTTGCATATTACTTAGCATTAAAAAGAAATCCGCAAGTTGTGCAACAGAATAAATTAATGTATGAAGATGAATTACAAAGAGCCTTGACAGAGGATGGGCAAAGAAGTTCTGTATATATAACTCCACAAACTTTTTTTCCACAAGGTGCATAATGGATGACTTAAAAAAATTACGGAAAAAATTACAAAAAACAAGAAGTAAAATGATTAATTATCCTGGAGTTCATCAACTTGTAGGTGGTTTAAAAGAAGGGAAGGGTTATACTAAACCTGTTTATGCCGAAACTTTGTTAAGTCAAATATTTAGACAAATACCAGATGCTTTAGATAGAAGAACTAGAAAAAAAGGCGACAAAATATTAAAAAAAATAAAAGATATTAAAGAAGGTCCTGGAAAAGCTATGGCAGATTTAGAATATCAATTAGATTTAGCTAATCCTCGAAATGAAACATTACCAGCAGTGCCTTATAAAGGACAATTTGGTACAGATTACAAAACTGGGGAATTTTATGAAAAACAAGGTACTTTACCTGCTATTAGAAGATATAACAAAGTAACTAAAAAAAATGAAGGTGGTTTTGTAAAAGGTTTTGGTATTGCTATTAACAAAAGAAAAATTAAGGTTTACTAATGCCATACGCAAGAGGAAAAAGATCAAAAGCAATATCTGATAGGTCAGGTATGGAGTTTCCATACACAGAGATGGTAAAAGAATGGAACGGCTCTATTGTTCATAAATCAGAGTTTGAAGCTAAACATCCACAAATAAGAAGAAAACATGTTAAAGCAGATGTGGTTGCTTTACAAAACCCTAGACCAATGCACCCTGATACACAACATAAATTTTTACTGTATGTTAGTAACGGGTTTTTTTCGACTA